CTACATCTGCTGGAACTGCACGATATCCCACATCTAGAATAAACGTATAATCAAAACCTTTTGGAAAATCTGTTGGTGCATAAGCAACGTAACCTAAATCTCCATGTGCTGTAGAAATTTTTGTTAAATCATTTTCTCTTCTATTTCTTTCTTCATTTGCAACGCTTTTATCAACTCTGTAGATTGCTGAATTATCCAATAAAACTTTATATTCATATGCATATGCTGTTGGATTATCAATATCATAAACTAAAATATCATTTTCATAAACTTTTAAAACTCTATTAAAATCATGCCATACTGGAAAATAGTCTGCACCATTTCCAGTTGTATTCATAACTAATTTATGGTTATAGAAACCGTCACCAACATAGGTGTCAATAATTGATCGTGCAATAAGTTCATACATTTTATATTGATTTATTTCAGTCGCTGTTTCACCCAAATCTGATGGGTTCACGTATGGTCTTACTATTGACAAATTGCTTTCATACAAAATATGTTCATGTTCTGTATCATAAAATCTAATTAAAAAGTCACGATCAAATTGTACTTTTTCTAATGGTAACTGATAAATTAACTTACCATTTGAATCAGAAAAAATATTTAATTCTTCAACTGAGTGATCCACCAAATCCTCAACATACACAATATATTCATAATTTGCTATAGGCAAATCCCATGTTGTGACTAGAGGATAAGGTGGAACTCTCAATACTTCCATTTAACGACCAAACTCCTTGGCAACTTCTTCTGGTGTAGCAAGACGAATATGACTTCTCTTGAGCCATGCCTCTGCTTGATCTGGTGTTACTATGTTGTAACCACGATACACTTTACCGACTCCTGGTAGGCTAACATTCTTTGTAGAATGTATAGCAACTGTTTTCTTTTGTGGAGCAGCAGGCTTTTCTACTTTACGCTCAACTTGTGTAGCGCCAATAACACCATCTGCGACAGAACCCATGCCCTGAACTAAATTGCTGGATGCAAGGTTATCTGTTCCAATAACTCCAGAGTCTTTTGATTCTTCCGCAGCAGTAGCCTTGTATGCTTCCCATGCAGAAATCTTTGGTTCTTCTTGTGCTGGTTCATCAACTGGTGCTGGTTCTATTACAGGCATAGGAGCCTCAGCAACTGGTTCAGCGATAATTGATTCACCCTCTGCAAGAAATGCTGGAGTTGTTTCATTATTTAAATTATTTTCTTCCATTATTTAACCTCCTATATGACCTATTATAACAGAATACTAAAAAGTAAGAGGGGGAGGAGAACGATCCCCTGCCCCCTCTCAAAGGTTACTGTTTACAGATTACTCATCTGAAGCAGCATCGGCCCAGACGATTGCATCTTCTTCTTCCCATTGAATACCAAAGCGAACGAATACAGTATATTCAATTGTATCCTTCTTTGCCTTGTACTCACGGTTTACGACGATGTCTCTCTGGAAGCCCCATACACGGTTCTGAGGGAATGTCAAATCGACATATCCTTCAGGGTAGTAAGGAACTTCTTGTACGTCAATGCCAAGAACACGTGTTGTACGTGCTCCACCGAATGTCTGACCATTTCCATCAAGGTATGCTTGACGGTTTGCAGCAGTACCAGCAACTCGTGGACCCATTGCTTCAGCAATAGCATCTGCGAGTGTACCGTTATTCTTAACAATACCTGCGAATGTATCTGTACCAACATAGAACTTAAGATTGTTCTTTAGTGCACGATACTTACGTGGCAATGCAGTAATAAGGTTCTGCATAACTTCTGGTGTCCAAGCATTGTCTGAAACTGAAACAACAGCCTCGTGAGAGTCTCCGTTGTCCTTGTGCTTCTTGACAAAGCCCTTCATGATTGAAAGGAAGTTGCCTGTTGCACCATCACCATTGATAGCGAGATCTTCGATATCGTTAGCGAATGCATTAGTCATCAAGCGAACTAGATGATCTTCAAGCGCTGCTCCTTCAATATTGTCTTCAAGTGCTTCAGCAGATACTTCCCAATCAAGACGAATCTTCTTGGTTGTTAGTTCTACCTTGCTGAATGTTGCACCAGTATTGGTGTAGTCACCGACACCTTGAGCAGCAGCACGAATAACTCGTTCACCCACGTTAATCTTTTCGAGTTCCATGGTGTTTGCTCTCATTGTGACACGGCGACCATCCTGGGCGAGAACTGTGGCGTCCCAAACGTAATCAATGAAACGCTGTGCCTGTTCAGGGCGTAGGATACCGCTTCCAGCCTCACCTGAAGGATTTACTGCATTTGGTCCTGTTGTAAGACCTAGGTTAGCGTTTGGGACATTTCCCAATACACCACCATCAGTATAATTGCCAGGGATGTTTGAACCTGCTTCAGAACCTGATGCGAATGCACCCTGTGACTGATAAAGACCTGGTGTTGTTCCACCGAGTTGTCCAGATTCTCCTGGTTGGTTTTTCTTTATTTCTTCCGACATATTGTCACCTCCAAGTATTTTACTTATCTAAATAAGTCGGCTGTTTTGAGGAAACGTCCGCCCCATAGGGATTTCTCCATCATTTCTGATGGTTGTTCCTGAACGATCTCGCCTAGATCGCCAGACTTTCGGAATGCTGTATCTGCTTCTACTGCGTCAACACGCTTTCCAAAATTATTAAAACGGTCATTAATTGCAGCAATATCTTTGGCAACTGCATCTAATGAACTCTTTACTGCATCTGTATCAACTTTGTTAGACTTAAGTACTTCTACTTCTGTCTGCAAAGACTTTACAGTTTCAACTAAATCGCTAAAGGCTGATGAGATTGTTGTTTTGATTTCTGCTATTGATTCAGCAATAACTTCATCGGACTTTTTCTTTGCCTTAGCCTCTTCTTCCATTTCCGCATTAGGATTACCTGCTTCTGATTCAACATCAGCAGCATCTTCCTCATCTGGATGTGGCTTCTTTGCAGCCTTCTCTGTGTCAGCAAGTTCAGTTGTTTCAACAACAACTTCATCTGACTTTTCAGTTTCAACTGCAGGAGTTTCGGCAAGAGCCTCTGGAGCGATTTCTTCTGACTTTGCAATTTCTGTTACTTCATCAGTAACTTTCTTTGTTTTTGCCATAGGATTGTCCTCCTTTGAAATCTTAGCATCAATGCCTTTAGCACTATCTACTAAGAATTTTACTATATCCATTTTTTCGTTGTCTTCTTTTTCAACGAAACCTATATTTTTCATTGTGTTACCAGTAACTGGACTTGTTACTGTTTCTTGATCTGATACCATTACAAGGCCAGACTCTTCATCATAAAAAACATTTTCAAGTGCAACATCTGCACCCTTAATAACATCTACACCATCTACTTTTTCAACATGCATGATGTTAGCAAATTGATTTGCTGGGGAATCTACAAGACTCAACTCAACAAGATCATAATCTTTAATAATTCTAATTGTAGAATCTGACTTCTCATCATATCCATCATCCCACTTATTCATTCTACCGCCAATTGAAAAACCAGTATATGTTCCATCAAGAACTTTTTCCCATGCATCTTGTGCACCTTTTGAAATGTATGCAGAAACAAAAACTCCAGAATAAAACTTTTTAGATTCTGTATCAAAGTACTTATCTTCTTTAAATGAAACCATCTTTCCAACTGCTGATGGTTGATGCATTTCACGAATGTTTCCACGGAAAGCAGAAAAGGCTTTCATAGAAGCCTCTGAAGTAACTATGTCTCCTTGCTTATCAACATTATCAAGGGATGCAAAACCTGAGACGATACGTCTCTCCTTATCAACCTTCGCAAATGGAAGGGAAAGCCTTACTGAGTCGCCATCGGTGTTCCAATGGGCTTTGGATATAGTCATACTAGAATATATTATAGAGCCTTTTTTACACAAATGTTAATAAACTGTGAATAAACATGTGGAAAACTATTGTGTAGATCTACCTTCACCTTTTGGATTTCTACCAGCAAGTGTGGCAGATCCATCGGATTGGTTATTTAATCTTTCTCCATCCCTTGCACGATTTGCAGTATCATTTGCTGTATCTTGTGGCTTGGGCTGGAAAGGCTCATCA